CTGATGGCCCCGGTGAATTCTGGGTACGCGAAGTGGCGTTCATTCTGGAAAGCGGTGCCACGCTGGCACTGTGGAGCGACCCGGACAAGCCACTAGCGTACAAAGCCGCCGGCGTGCAGCTGCTGCTGGCCTACGACCTAGTGCTGTCTGCCCTGCCACCCGGCAGCGTCACAGTGCAAAGCACCGGTGCTGGGCTGAGTCTAGCCATGGCCAGCGAGTTGGCCGCACTGGCAACAGCGCAGATCAGCGAGATGCTGCGCGGGCTCAAGCGTGATGACAAGGCCAACCAGCAAGCAGATCACCTTGGCACTATCGATCAGCGCCTGGCCGAGTACGAACGACGCCATGCGGGTACCGAAAGCAGCCTGCAGCGACTTGATGCGCGTGAGCTGCAACACCGCGAAGAGCAAACAGAGCTGGCGACTGCGCAAGCCGTCGCATTAATTAATTTGCAGCGTCTGACGCTGCAGCCATTCCTTAAACAGTAGGAGATATAGCATGGGCCTTGAACAGCAAATCACAGCGCTTGTCGCTGCATCGAATGCCCTGACCGGTGAGGTGTCGGGCAAGATGGCGGTGATCAATCAAACCGTTTCTGCGCAGAAAGCAGAGCTGGAAGCATGGCGCCTGGGTGCCCGTGACGAGATGGCGCTGCCGTTTCGTGCGACGGTGATTGTGGGCGGGGATGCAAATACCTTTTACCCGGTACCGATCAGAAACTACTCGCATGAAAAGCTCGGGCGCCTGGTTATCTACCGTCATGCTAGTGCGCTTCATCCGAAAGAGCTTGGTGCGGATAACGTCGCCGCGCTTTTGCTTGAGCTGCGTGTACGCGCCGATCGCTGGTCCGATTTCTCTCATACCCGCGTTGACTATTACGGTTTCTCGTATCACCAGTCCGTTGCAAAAGTACGCGAAGATGCGGTTGGCCGCATCGTATGGCTGCGGGGCGGCGGCATGGAGTACAAGTTTCTTTCCGACTTCGATCTGTCCAGTGGCGTAGTCTATTGCGGCACTGAAATTTTGAAGCCGATTCTCGGTACCGGCGTACCGGTCTACCCCGAATATCCAGCACCGCCCTATTCCGGCGCGGGCGTTAAGGTATCTCCGCTCGGTGCTGCGCCTTACGCGGCCCCTGATGCGATGTGGGCTAGCCACATCACTACCCCGACCACAATCTAAAAGGACGCCAACATGATTCTCAAGTCCGTAAAAACGCCATCCGGCGTGATCGTTTTTGTATCCGAAAAAGAGGCTCGTGAAGTCTTCGGTGCTAGCGAAGATGCGATCGCTGTAGCCCGCCGCGAGACCCTGCTTGATGCCATTCGTGCCGAACGCAACCGCCGGTTGGCTAGCTGCGACTGGACGCAGATGCCGGATACACCGCTAACCGATGAGCAGAAAACCGCCTGGGCCGCTTACCGCCAGGCGCTGCGTGATCTGCCCGAAGCCGCCGAAGATCTGGACAACGTCGTCTGGCCAGCGAAGCCGGCGTAAGCCAACACGACAAAAAAATAGCCGGCCAGGTGTTCCACCACCTGGCCGGCCTCTCTTAACCCACTGTCGATACCAGTGAGCCAAAAGCCTGAAAGGCTCACAACATGAACGAAATCCGCTGCGGCCACTGCCGCCGGCTACTGGCCCGAGGCCACGCTGTATCCCTCAGCATCAAATGCCCACGTTGCAAAACCCTGAACACCATCAGCACCGAGAGTGCCAGCTATCCAGAGCGCCCCAGCGCGCCACATTCTGGAGCGAACCATGTCTATCCAACTGCACCAGGGCGACGCCCTGACCATTCTGCCTACCCTGCCGGCTGACGCCTTCGACCTGGTACTGACCGACCCGCCCTATTCGTCTGGCGGCCTGCACATCGGCACCCGCCGACAAGCGCCCACCACCAAGTACGCTTTTCACGGCGGCGACCGTGCCCACGACTTTGCCGGCGAGAACATGGACCAGCGCAGCTGGCGCACCTGGTGCGTTAGCTGGCTGGCCGAGTGCTACCGCGTGTTGAAGCCTGGCCACGTCATTGCCGTGTTTATCGACTGGCGGCAGCTGCCTACGCTGACCGACGCCATGCAGATAGCCGGCTTCACCTGGCAGGGCGTGGCCGTATGGGACAAGACCACGGGCGGCTGCCGCCCACGCAAGAACGGCATGAAACAGCAAGCCGAGTTCATCGTGTGGGGCAGCAAGGGCGGGCTGCGGCAGGATGCCGACGTTTACCTGCCTGGCGTGTTCCAAGCACGCCGCAGCAAAGACGACTGGCACGCCACGTCCAAGCCGCTGCCAATGCTGGAAAGCATGCTGGCAATGGCCGGGCCAGGTGGCAGCGTGCTGGACCCGTTTGCAGGTGGCGCGGCGGTACTGAAAGCCGCCAGCGCCCTGGGCTTGCAGGCAGTAGGCTGCGAGAAAGTGCCAAGCATCTATCAACGCGCTGCGCACGATCTGGCCGCCTAAGCCGCTTGGCCGCGCAGCTGTTCAGCCTCATACAGCAGCGCGGCAAAAAAACTGGATGGCCGGGTCACCATGCCTGGCCGCGAAACTCTCACCTACCGACGCCAGGCAGGTACACAGGTTTTCAATCGTGTCGGCTGTATCACTGCCAATCAAGGGATTGATGTGGCTGACCGTGCCGCGTTCGTATTGCATAAATTACCAACTCCAAATAATGACAAAAATATTGCAGGCGCATTATTAGTCATTGGGCATGGCGTTGGTATTACCCCTGAAGGGGAGGCGATGCATAAAGCCACGCACTTGCAGCGCCAGGTCTACCCTGCTGATGGCGCCGGTTTTGTACAGGCTGCTTTTGACATGGGCACGCACGGTATGGGTGCTGATACCCAGCTTGGCGCCGATTTCCGCGTTCTCGTACTGCAGCAGCAGCGACACTTCCAGCTCGCGGTCTGTCAGCCTATCGGCTACCTCAATAGCGTTTCTGGCGCGCAGTGCCGCCTCGCGCAGCAGGATGAAAGTTTCAGACGATACCGCAGCCAGAAAATCAGGCGAAACGTTGCCGTGTAGATTGACCAGCGGCTGACGCAAGATGGTTTGCATATCATCAGCCGTCGCCTGGCCAAGCAGCTCGGCCAGGTGGGCAGCAGTAATGAATTGCATACGGGGCGGGGTCCGTTAGGTGGGCTGCACAGAAAAAGAGTAGGCAATATTGTGGCAGGCAACCGCACAACAAGCGCAGGGCGACCCAGAAAGCAGCACGCGGCAGACTTGGCTGGCTATCTCACACGGAGACCACCATGTCTGCAGCCGACTACCATCACGGGGTACGGGTTTTTGAAGCCAGCAACGGCACCCGCACTATCCGCACCATTTCCACCGCTGTTATCGGCCTGTTGGCCGTAGCAGACGACGCCGACGCCATCGCCTTTCCGCTGGATACCCCGGTACTGATTACCGACGTTAAAACCGCCATCGGCAAAGCCGGCACTACCGGCACGCTGGCCGCTGCGCTGGATGCCATTGCCGACCACTGCAGCCCGGTGATTGTGGCTGTGCGCGTGAAGAAAGGCGCCACCGAAGCCGAGCAGAACACCCTGTGCATCGGCACCACCACCGCCGCCGGCAAGAAAACCGGCATGAAAGCCCTGATGGCTGCGCAAGGCCAGGTGGGCGTCAAGCCGCGCATCCTGGGCGCGCCCGGCCTGGACACGCTGCCGGTTAGCACCGAGCTGGTGGCCATGGCCAAGCAGATGCGCAGCTTTGTCTACGCCAACGCCTGGAACTGCGCCACCAAGGAAGCGGTAGCCGCTTACCGCGACAACTTCGGCGCCCGTGAGCTAATGCTGATCTGGCCAGACTTCCTGGCATGGGACAGCACCGTCAACGCGGCAGTGGCTGCCCACGCGGTAGCCCGCGCCATGGGCCTGCGCGCCTACATCGACCAGACCGTGGGCTGGCACAAGACGCTGTCCAACGTGGAAGTGCAAGGCGTGACCGGCATCAGCAAAGACGTGTACTGGGACTTGCAAGACCCGGCCACCGATGCCGGCTACCTGAACAGCAAGGACATCACCACGCTGATTCGCCGTAACGGCTACTACTTCTGGGGCAGCCGAACCTGCAGCAGCGACCCGCTGTTCCAGTTCGAGAACTACACCCGCACCGCCCAGGTGCTGGCCGACACCATGGCTGAGGCGCACATGTGGGCCATGGACAAGCCGATGCACCCCACCCTGGTGCGCGACATCATCGAAGGCATCAAGGCCAAAGGCCGCGAGCTGGTAACGGGCGGCTACCTGATGGGCTTTGACTGCTGGCTGGACGAAGCCAGCAACACGGCGGACACCCTGAAAGCCGGCAAGCTGCGCATCGACTACGACTACACCCCGGTACCGCCGCTGGAAGACCTGGGCTTTACCCAGCGCATTACCGACAAGTACCTGGCCGACTTCGCCGCCAAGGTCAACGCCTGATAACCCGCCCCCGCCTGCGGGTGGGGGCTACCGAAAGGAAAGCACATGGCACTGCCACACACCCTGCGCATGTTCAACGTGTTCGTGAACGGCGTCAGCTTTGTTGACCAGGCACTGGAACTGAAGCTGCCCAAGATTGCGATGAAAACC